CGAGCGTCCTTAATATCCGAAAAGCTGGACTCGATTCCTAACTGTACCGTGTTGGGATTGGATATGAGGAGATTCGACGCCCACGTCAGCGATGAGCAGATTCGCATTGAGCACGAGGTGTACAATGCAATGCTCCGCGACCCACGATTTGCCAAGTTGTTGAGCTGGCAGCTCAAGAACAAAGGACGAACCACGAACGGCATCCGCTACAAGCTCAATGGTGGCAGGATGTCGGGCGACATGAACACCGCACTGGGGAATTGCATATTGATGTATCTCATGTGTTGCGGGGTAGCGAAAAGACTCAGCTTGAAGAACTGGGATGTGAACATCGATGGCGATGACACTTTATTTTTCCTATCAAATGAACATGTTGCCAAGTTCCTCGCGGACGCCCCTGGCATATTCTTGGAGTATGGACATGTGGTGAAGATCGAATCGATAGCACGAGAACTCGAAGCTGTTTTGCATTGCCAATCCAGGCCTGTGAAAGCAGCTCGAGGCTACCAGATGGTGCGCAACCCGTGGAAGGTGATGAGCAATGCACTCAGCGCGGTGAGACACTTTCATGAACCCAAAGGAGGTATGCGGGTTATGAAGTCGATCGCCATGTGTGAGCTAGCTCTGAACCAGGGTGTGCCTGTGCTGCAGCCTTATGCTGTCCGCTTACTTGAGTTGCTCAAAGGTTTCGCCTTCGCCAGGCTACCTGAAGAGAGCACTCTTGTTAGACGAGCTGTCCTGGAAGCAGGCAGTAAGTGGTCGGAAGTGAAACCGTCCCCTATTTCACTAAGCAACCGACTTTCGTTCGAAATGGCGTGGGGATGGCCCGTAGAGGCCCAAATAGAAGCTGAGAAGTCCTTCGCTAAGATGACTCTCGCGGATCTAGATTTGAGTCGCATGTCGCATTCTGGAGTCGTTGAGGATGATTGGCGTGACCCCCGACTGGATGTCGGGCGGACTTGGGAATTCTTCAACCCATGGGATAGCCATCCCTCTTAGCTTGTATTGGGG